TATGATAAGTTTGTAAATCAGCATAAAGCGGACTGAGAGAATTATTTTGACTAAAACCAAATGTTGTTATTGGTATGAAATCAGGATGTCTAAGCGAAGAGTTAGGATTATTGTCAGGAATTTCATCATTGTCAAGTTGTAAATGTGGATTTAAAGCTTCTAACCATTCAAAACTATTTAAAATATTTTCATTAACTCTAGCCGTTGGTAAAATTAAAGGTATTATGTTTTGATAATTAGAAGCTCCAGTAAAAGAATTTTGACCACCAGCCGATGTATTTATTGTTAATTTAAGTGAAGATACTGACCAGGGAGATTTTGTAGCACCACCACCACCTTCACCAGTTTTTGTTGAGTTTGGTGAAGTTAAATTTACTTGAAAAGTTGAACCTTGAAAACTTTCCCCTTGTTTTTGAAATAAATCTTGATTGTTAATTTTGTAAACCGAGTATTTTCTTCTTCTTTCATCTGAATTTACAGGCCACCATTGTTTTTTATCACCTTTTGTATTAATAACAATGTATATGGGGTTATATTGTTCTTGATTAAATATGCTAGTTATCAAATCTGATTCACTAACAGAAGAAAGTTTAAATGGTCCATCATCATCATTAACATCATCCACAGTCCATTTTATTCCAGGAAAGTCTCCCAATTGAGGAGATACCGAATCAACAGAAAAATTACTAATTATAGGAATACCTTCTACAGAAGTTATATTACCCAAATCTTCACCTTCATCCTTATCACCAAATTTTTCATAAAAAACTTTCCATTCATCTTTCATATTATCTTGTATGGTAGTGTACCCATCTTTAGTAGGATCTCCACCATATGCTTTTTCTGAAAATATCCATATGTTAACTTTGTTATTTATTGTGGTTCCTGATACACCAGTATTCTTAATAAATAAATTATCAATTTGTAAAAGAGTATCTCCTTGAAATGCTAGATTTTTTTCAATAATAGCATCATTAATTTCATCACCAACACAATTTGTAAATAAATCTTTATTTTGAAATTTATCCCAATTTTCAGGAAGACTATTGGAATTTTCATAAGCAATTGTATCACCTTGATTAAAATTATATTGACTTACATCACCACTTTTTGGTCTATTAGATATTATTTTTTTTATTTGAGCCATTAAAATGCCCCATTTTGTTTAGATGTTTTATTCATACTTCTTCGACTTACTTTTTTTACTCTTAAAGTTTTGTCATCAAATTTTGATGTAAAATCATCAAATAAAAATAAATAATTTTTATTACCACTACTATCATTTAACACATCAACTTCTATTTTTTCATTACTCATATTGATTAATAAACTTTCATCACTTTCTTTTTCATCTGTTATACTACTTTGTAGTGGAAATGGTATTTTATCATTTGGAAAATCATTTTCTATAAATTCACCATTTTGACTATATCTTGGTAAAACAGGATAGTAATAATCATCAAACCATTCTTGTTGTGAGTAAGTATCTATAATCACACTAGCATCTAAGTCAATACCTTCTCTATTAAATATAGAATAATCTTGAGGTATGATGTTTTTCCAATATCTATTACTTGATGGTATTGCTATAGTGTTATCAAAATAATCATGTCCCTCAGTTCCACCAGGTATTCCACTGTTATGTACACCACCTTCCATAGGACCATCATTAGGATGAATATGATATAAAGTGCCGGCTGGAACTAAATCTCCAGTTCTTCTATTTATAAATTCACCCTCTCTAGCAACCAAATCAACATCACTATCTCTATCATTAAATCCAAACATTTCCCAAATTGATTTTGGTGTATTATAATATTTAATAGCTGTTAAATCACTATCACCAATACCTTTTCCTAATTCTTCTTTGATTGGTGTAATACCATTGTATATAAGATTACCATTTTCATCAAATCTTTGTTCCATATAACTTGGTAATACTTCTAAATTATTTAAATCTTGGTTTTCTATTTTTAAAAGAGCTAATTCAGTTTTTAATTTATCACTTTTATTTTTAAAGTTTATACTTATTTTTTCATTGTCTAAAAATCCAAGTTGTCTTTTTATAGTTTTATAGTAAGAACTTTGTTTTGAAATTCCACCAATGATTGGTGTTGCGTTTTTATATGGTATGAATGAAAAACCATTACTTCCAAAATATTGAAAATCTTCATCTTTCCCTTGATTTATATTTATTCTTAATTTAAATTTTTTATTGTGAATAACTCCAAGTATTTCACCATCGTCATTAGTTTTAACTCTAAGCATTGTGCCAGCAATTTCAAACACACCATTGGTTTCATATGTATGATATAAAGCTGTATCTTCATCTATTTGTTTAGGCCTTGAAGTAAATTCATTCGTAGAACCATCACCCCAATCAATATCAAAAATATAAAACTTTCTATTTTTAAAATCTTCATAAATTGGAGTTCTTTCAATTTCTAACAATTCATCAGTCGGATATTGTGGATAAAAATAAAATTGAGCCTCCAATGGTGCTTGTGTATCTTTATATTCTTCTGGTTGTAATTCTTCATCATAGTATTTTGTTAAATCAGCTAAACCATAATTACCAACTGATATTTTTTTTCTAACATCTACTTCAGGTGTGAACTCATAAGATTCATAACATTCAATATCATCAATCAACACTCTACCTTGAAAGTTATTACCTGTTTGTAAAAATAAATGCAGATTACCCACACCACCAGTTGAAAACTGAGACTCATTACCAATATATTGGTCGAATTGGTTAATACCTTGATTGGTTTCTTCTGCGCCACCTTGTTCAGCAGGATTAGCATACAATCTACCAAGTATGAAACAAGTTTCGTCAGGACTGAATTGTTTACCTGAATCATAACCACTATTGTCATCATAACTCCATCGTTCTCCATTCCAATACGCAAGAACTAAATCCATTGGAGCTCTTCCATCTGGCCCACTATGGTTTTCATCTTCACCAAAATCATCTCTACTATCAGCATAATCAACACCATCTTCCATAAACATTTCTTCTTGTTCTGAAACTGTACCTACATACATTAAATATGCTTCAAGAAATCTACCACTTCCTTGTAATCCAGTTCGTTGGTCATCAGCATCACCACCAGTATCACCTAAAGCTGTTGGAACACTATTTATATCAAATTCATTATATTTACCAACTTCAGCGTGTTTTACTCTCCTTTGAGTTCCATCAGGATGTATTATGTAAAATTCATCTATGTTTGGATTGTTTCTATCATAACCTGGCACTTGAAAAAATATTTCACCAGGTTGGTCACCAACTTGTTTATCTTTATCAGAATTTGTATTTATTTGTATTTCAACTGCACCACCATTCGCAGCATCATCAAATGTACCACCATATGGAACTCCATATATTAAACCACGATTCATATGTTGTTCTGTTAAATTAAAGTCAAACTCAAATGTTTCCCATTCGTTCATTATTGAATTTTGAAATCTATTCATCCCACCAAATCTTGAATCTGCTTGTTTATATAATTCATCAACTTGAAAATATCTATTTGAATTAAAACCACCAGAAGACCTAAAAGTATGGTCTTCTCGTTCTAATTTATATTGGTCAACAGAATTTTTACCTGCCTTTGGAACTTCATTCCATTGAGCTTCTAAAATACCAATATCAACTTTAGGTGCATAACCTAAACTTTCGTCTAGTGGATTTTGTAAAAACAATGATTCGTCACTCGCATCATTAATTGTATTACCTGGTGGTAAAACATTGGTTGTTTTCATTTTAAATCTTATTTTTAATGAACTATATGGATTAATTTCTTCATCATTGAATTTATCATAAATTTGTTGTACTTGATTTAACACTCGTTCTTGATGGTGATGATTAACATTATTTGCATCATAAGTCAAACCCTCTTCTGGCTGACCATTACTTTGTAAATCTTTTTTCATAAACCAATTGAAAATATACTTACCACCATCTGTGTAAGTATAATCAAGAACTTGAGACTTTCCAAACAGTTCAAAATTCATAAAACATAAACACCTATTATTGGAATAAGCTTCAGGTGTTGTTACCCACATAGCAATATGTGGTATGGGTTTTTGTGATGTATTTGAATTTTTTGCCATTCCATCATTACCATAAAAACTTGTTTTTGCTCTTACTTGAGTTAAATCATTTATAGAATTATTGATACGAGATTGTCCATAGTCAAAAGATGTATTGTATCCATTTAAATTAGAACCAAAGTATTCAGCTATTTTACCGTCACCAGCGTTACCATCTTCAAACGCCGTTTCAATTCTACCCCAATAATTAAAACCACTTTCACCATTATCTAATTCTAATGATAGAGGAATATAATTATATTTACCACCATATCCTTGAAAATTTTGAAAATCAAGATTATTAAAACGTCCATCTTTCTGTTCATATAAAGATAAAAACTTCCAATCTCCTTCAGGTTTAACAACAATTGGATTATCATCTAAAGTAACAAATTCTTTTTCTACAGATTTACAATTTCCATTTTTAACTAAATTTGTTTTTGTTATTCCAATAAATGGTGATGCGGCTACGTTAGGAAAATTATCTTTTGCAATATTATCATCATTAAATGAAAACATACCTAATTCAATTCTACCATCTTGATTTGAATCTTCAAGATTTTGATTTGTATTTTGAAAAATAGATAAGTTTAAATCCAACCCACTAAATGGATCAAATGGTTTTAATAGTGTTTGTTCAGGCTGTACACCATCAGTAACACCAAATCCTGGAGAGAATGCTTCTTTAAGAAAAGCCATTTTAATTTACCTTAAAGCCACGAGCTCTTAATAAGTTACTTCGTGATATAATTTCTACTTTACATTTATTACCATAACCTGAATTTGACACCAATGTGTTTGTAGATGGATTAATGTGATTCATCCAGAAGTTTTTATTATTTTTGTAGGTGTCGTATACATCAGGTTCAATATCATTACTTCCATCACTATATTTTCTTGGTTCAATAATATTTGGATTATATGAAGCGCATATGAAATACCATTCGTTAAAATTTTCAGGAATAAAAGTTGAATTTATTAATCTTAAATTCATTGAATCTTCTATACCATTTCTATATCGAAAATCTGGATAGCTCCAAGAAATTTTTCTTGTAGAATTACCTATATGTGAATCTCTAACCATCTTGTTCCCCACATCCCCTACCTCTCTAACTTGTAGTCTTACAAATCTAGCTGTATTTGAGTTTGAAAAAATTCCTTGATTATTTAAATCACTAATGTTTTCGACAGTACTTCCCCAAGTTGTAAATTTACCTTCTGAATCATATTGTGGGGGGTAAAATGTCTCTTCATCTTTATTCAATACAAAAGTTTCTAATTTGAACCCAAATGGATTTTCATCTCTTGTTGGATTTCCAAAATTAAACAATGTTCCTTCTGATACTTTATCTAAAAACCTAACCCACATTGTAATGGTAAAACCTGTTTGCAAATAAGTTGGATTACTTGGGTCTAATCCTTCAATAAAATCTTTATTTGCATTACGAATAATAATACCTTGATTTGGATTTCTAAATTTTAAATAACCAGAAGATTCATTTTGATATTCTGGTCTAGTATCAGACATAACTTGATTAACTTCCAATCTATCAGTTAAATAAGGAAGAACTCTATTGTAAATATCTTCAATGGTTCTTGATGAATTTGTATCATTAGCTGTTGTTTTTAATCTATGAATAAACGCATCTTCCTCATCAATGTTACCATCTACGTTATCTTGAGCATATGAAATACTATAATTCTTACTATATTCAATTGAACCAGTCCAGCTCCCATCTAAAGCTCTATCAACACTGCCATCTTGGTCTAAATCAAATTGAGGTAGTTGTGGTGGGAGTAGTGCATTTAATTCTTGAAAAAATCTAACAATTCTAGCTTGCCTTGCATCACCTGTTGGTAATAATTCATAAATATTTGTGTCAAGAAATTCTTCAGCCTTGTCAATATCAACAATTGATGCTGATTGTTCTAATGGAATGAATTGACTTACATTTAAGGGATTACCATCTCCAAAAACTAAATTAGTGATGTCTAATCCACCACCAGCAAACCCACCACCAATAATACTTATACCAATACTATTGTCTATACCTAAACTTGAACTTATTTGATATTCTCCAGTAATTTGGTCTGCTACACTTTGTAAATTATCTTCTACATTAGCCTCAACATCTTTTTGGTAGAGAGCGAGAACTCCATCACCTTGTCCAGTTTGCACTTGCCCATTACGAATAAATTTTTGATTATTTTCAACTATTGATGTATCAATATATTGACTTCTAATTAAAGCATCAGCTATAGAATCTAATAATCCTTCTAAATCTCCAGATTGGAGTTCATAAGTCAAAGGTATTAGGTCTGTATTTTGGTCTTGTGTGTACGCCATACTTATTTCCTTTTCACTATAAACTCAAAATCATCATCGAACACTTGTTCTTGTCCATCATCTAATTTTAATTTTAATAAAATTTTATAAACTCTATCGGGATAGAATCCATCTAAATATTGAATAAAATAATTTGAGTTTTCATCACAACTAAGTTTTGTATAACTTGTTCCTGTTGAATCTTCAAATGGAACAATAAACTCATCAGTAGCTACGTCTTTAATTGCATATGAACCACTACCTTGAGTAATGAATGAACCAGTTACGGTTTGTACTGAATTAGTAAAAGTTTTTTGAATATATCTTTTTCTTGCACCAACTCTAAACTTAACTCGTTCACCTACTTTATAACTTTCCTTCAATCCTTTCATATATAAAAAGTTATCAGCTAATCCACTCATTGTTAATTCATTCAATGAACCAGTAGAAAATGATGAATCATTCCATCTAACTTCTAATTTTGGTGAGTAAATCGTATGTGTGTTTCTTGAAAAGAATTTTAAATGTCCGAATGTTGAAGAATCTGTTTCTTGACTACCACTAAAACTAATTAACATTCCATAGTTTTCTTCTTGACCATTGTACCACATACGGAACATATCTGTTACATTAACATCAACATCAGGTGATTGATTTGAAAAAGTCTGTGTTGATTGACTGACACTTAATACATCAACACCAGCATTACTCCAAGTTAAGGCGTTACCACCAATTGGATTACTACGATTTTCCCAACTACACCCATTTTTATTTTTTGGTTTATCACCAAACTTACCAGTACCTTCAGTCCAAGATTGTGATATTGGTTGGATGGCTAAAGTATACTCTTCAGTCATTTCTGCATTACCCTCAGCTTCAAATAATCTTAGATAAATTTTTGTACCACTAAGAGCAGTAGGACCTCTAAGTGGAGATATAGTCCCATCAGCAAGTGACTTAGATAATTCAGTAAATTCATCTCCACTAAATTGAATTAATGCCCTCGTTTGATGGTCAAATGAATTGTTAAAAAATTCTTTTTTGACTTCAAGTATTTGGTCTCTTCCAAAGTTTTGGTCTCTAAAAGAAGTCCCATCTATTTTACTTGAACCACTTGATACCCAAGTGTCTTGATTTGGAAAAATAAAATGATGCATTATCTAACTCTCCCTTGTATGTTTGTGTTTGGATTTTTTAATTCAAAAACTGTTGGTGTTGATGTTAATGGTGGTAATACAATTGTACCATCATCTGACAATGCAGTTTTAAAATCATATTTGTAACCATAACCAACAGTCCCCTCATTGTTTGTAGAAACAGAATCAACAAAACTACCATCCAATGTGCCATCTCCATCTATATCTACTAATTGAACAGAGTTATCAAATGAATAACTATAAGTTGGTGATGTTAATGTTTCTCCATCATCATAAAAGTGGTCTTCGTGTTGAGTTATAGTAACATGTCCGATTGAACGAACACCTTCAACACCCATTAATTCATACTCTAATTGACTTTTATAAATTGGTTGGTTGAATTGCATTTTTACAATTTTAAAATAATCTCTAATTTTTTGAATACATCTAAGTTTTACTTGTTGCTTATCTGCATATTTTTCAGCTATTACATCAAATATAACACCAAAGTTTACAATATACCCATCATTAAGTGTAACAACATCTGTCATTAGTTTAAAGTTTTCTAAATAATTTTTTATGTTCGTCATTAAAGTGTTTGGTAAATTATCATTTGTTAAAGTTGTGTTTGTATGAGGATTACCAACTAATTGTTTTTGATTATCATATCCCAAAACATAAATGTTTATAGTTGATATTGTTTCTGTACCTTCAGTTATTACATCTGAAATGAGAATGTTAGACATTTGTGGTAAATCATCACTTATAAAGTTATTCAATTTTATTCCAATTTGTACATTCGTATCTGTACCTACACTATCAACAATGTCTGTAAGGGTGGTTTGAAAAGTTTGTTGTAATTGACTAAGTTGTTGAGTAGCCGCAGATATTTGAGATTCAAAAATATTTCCCTGCCCCCTTGTAACGTACACTTTTGCTATGTTTCCAAACTTACTTGGTATATTTAAAACTCTAGCTTCATAATCTTCTTTAGTTACACATCTGTTTTGTGTTGAGAAAAATGCTTTGGCTCTTTCTTTTATTTCAATTGTATCTTCTTCGTCTTTACCACCACGAGCTGCATTATTATTCGTAACACTTGTTAAAACTGCTAAGGTATTTCCACTTTGCGCAGTTATAGATGGTGTAGTGGATACATCACCACTTGGGACGTTTGAATTAATCCCACCACCAACACGATAAGTAATTGTAAGATTAGTTTGGTTTGGTGTTTCACCTAATGTTGAGTATTCATCACCTAATAATGGATTAATGGATTCATTTAAATCATTAGTTTGTCCTGGAATAACAATTCCAACTTGTTCCATATCAATAAACCCCTCATCAATAGTTTGTCCATTTTTCAATACCCCATTACCAAACACAAGTGAAGTTGTATTATCTTGATTTGTTTCACGAGTAAATCTTTTTGTTGTTGTAATATAAGTTAAAGAAAAAGGTACAGCTTCTGAGGTTGACAATCCAGTAGCATTAACATACGCAGAATCCCTATTTATATCGTCTGTGTAATGAGTTGAAATTGGAACTTTGTCTTGTGCTAAGAAATCAACTTCATACCAATTATTTCCGTTTGAATCTATACAAGAAATAATGTCAATTACATTTGTATCAGGTATTATAATGGTTTTAAATTTTTCAGGCGTGCTAATTTGAAATGAAATTGTTTTTTGAGTCGCACTCACTGCTCTCACAGTTCTTGATAATGTATAAGTTGATGCTAAGCCACTATCATCAGTTGTACCAATTGTTTCAGTATCATTAGAAGCTGATATTCTAAAATCAATTGGTTCTAATGTTGTAAAAATAATGTCTGAATTTGTATTTGCACTTATTTCAATACCAGCATCAAAAGTTCCAGCATTAGAGTAGTCTACTTTTGAAACGTCACCACTTGAAGCATTTACCTCAGAAGTAAAAGTTAAATCAACAAATGCTGGAACAATTGGTTTAACTTTATAACCAAACATTTTAGCCATAGTGATTATATTTCTTCTTTCTTCTGCTAATGGTAATAACATTTCTTGGTATTGTTTATCAATATAAAATGACAACACATCACCAACATATGCATTCATTTCTAATAACATCATTCCAGGTGAGGTTTCATTAAAATCACGGTAAGTATCTGGAAAATAAGATTTAGCATAATTCATCAAAGATGTTTTTAATGCTACAAAATCTTTGTTTAAATAATTTACATTTGATTCTTTAAAATTTTCTTTACCATATGTTGGCATTTTTTATCTCCAATTAATATCCACCACCACCTGTTGTACCACCAGTTGTAGATGTATCGCTACTAAAATCTAATGTTATCGAATCCAAAGTGGTTGGGTCTTGTACTATGTTAAATAATATTTTTACTCTTATTTCATTTACTCCAATACTCGTTTCACTTTCTTTACTTAAAACTTGTATATCTCTCACTTCTACAAACGGTAACCAAAATTCTATTTTATCCAATATAGCATCTTGTATACCAATTAAATTAGATTGTGTAATATGTTCAAACAAAAGTTTTCTTAATCCTATTCCTAAATTTGGTTGAAAGAATCTTTCACCCTCTTCCGTTTGTAATAAATTTCTTATGTTATTTTTTACAGCTTCAATGGTTGTTGAAGTTGATGCAAAAAATCCATCTAACTCACTATCTCTACGAATTGGTAAATCAATACCAATTTTTACACGAGTATCGTTATCTTGAATGTATGGTTTTCTTGACGTATCTCTAATAGCCATTATAATAAGTCCTCAATATCATCTCTAAATAATTTTACAGTTGTAAATTCTCGTTGTCCATCTTCTTCATCTACATCAAATTCATCTCTAGAATCTGGCTCCTCTCCTATAAAAACATAACCAGTTGATTCCAATCCACCCTCATCTTTTCCCAAATCCAATCCAGTTAATTTAGCACCACCTTCTAATAGTGGAGTCACAGCTTTTTCTATTTCACCTTCTAACGAATCTATTAACTCCCCTAAACCAAGTGGGCTTCCAATTTGTTTTAATGTTTTCAAGATAGGTCCATATTCACCTAACATTGTTTCTAATTCAATATTTACAGGCTGGTCTGGTGTTTTTAATTTGTCAACAACAACAGGAGCATTTAATTTAGTGATTCTAAATTCAGCCTGTGTTAAAAAGTTTACTATAGCTTCAGTTTGATAATGGGCTAATCTTTCTGGATATGTCCCATTTGATAAATCAGGTGGTTCTGGTAATCCAACATCAGCTGATGCTTGTAATATTGCATCTAATAAGTCTGCTTTTAATCCCATTGTTATCTTCCAATTTTGTTTTTAGATTTTTCCATTGACTTTTCCAATACTTCACTATAATTTTTATTTAAGAATTGACTCATTGGGTCACTTGATGGAACTGGCTGTGTTCCATTCATCATATCACCATAGTTCTTACCAACTAATTCATTCATCCTATCAGAAGTAAACTCACCACCACCTAATGTTTTCCAATCACCATCTTGAGCTGTTTCATTCAATACGTCATTCAATACTGAATTTTCTGTAAATTGTTTTTTCTCAACAATTTTCTTTTGTGGTTTTGGTTGAGATTCAATTGGTTGTTTCAATTCAGTTATTACTTCCTTAATAGCCATCGCAACTTCTTCTCTAACGATTTGTCTAATTATAGTTTTTATATTTGGTTTTTTCTTTTTCATAATTACCTCTATTGGTTTGATTCAATTTTATGTTTAATGCTTGTAATTTCTTCAATTTTACTTGTTACTGAATCTATTACAGGCTGTACCACTGCAGCAAATGCAGGGTCTGATTGTATACCCATCGGACCGTTTGCTGTCACAATTTTAATTTTAGTAAATAAACTTAACATTTCAGTTAATACCTCTTTCAATGTATCACCTAATACCATAGCTTCCATTGTGGTTTTATTTGGATTACCAATGTTAACATTATTAGATAAAACATTTATACTATTGAATGCATTAATTGATAAATGTCTACCACTACCAATATAAATGTCTTTTACAGATGATACAAAAATATCATCAAGTTTAGAATTTAAAGTTATTCTACCTGAATGAAATAACATTTGGTTTTTATTATACCCATGAATGCCTTCTTGAGAATCAACCCCATTATTTAAATCTGAATAAATATCACCAATTGGATATGTATTGTTTTCTACACTATCTGATGACAATTGAAATCCAAATTTATTTTCTTTTGTTAAATTATCTGTGTGGACAGGAAAATGTTGTGCTAAATTTGAATCAGATGTTATACTAATTATAGAACCATCACCCAAAGATTCAAAAGAATTTTCTGAATCTCTTTTATTTGAAATAAAAATATAAGGTTTAGCCCCAGCACTACCAATTCTTAAACTATTCCCATGCCTACCCTCTAAAATAGTATCACCATTTGTTTCATTTATAGCAGAACCAAGTTCTAATGTTGGATTAAATCTTTTTTGCATTCTTGAATGGTTTGTTTTAACAAAATTCAAACTTTCACCACGTTTACCTCTAGTAGTTACATCTATTATATCATTATTATTGACTGCAAATTCTTCACTAAAAGAAGGATCATCATTCCAATTTGGATTGTTGTTTATTGTATTTAAAGGGCCTAAATAATAATTTATTTTTCCAATAGTACACAATAAAACAGGATCTCCTTTTGTAGGCACATCATTAAATGTTCTAAATAAAGGAAAATATCTTGAATCCTCTCCAGCACTAGCTCTTTTTTTATATAATTTATCTGATATATGTGGAATAGCAATTATACTATTTATACTTTTTTCAGTATTAAATCTGGTTGATGTTTCACTATGTACAACATCAACACAATAGCCGGGCACGAATTGTAGATAAAAAGGAACAGAGTATTCTTTACCCATAAATCCTTTTATAGTTCTATCAGGTTGTGTTACAAATACTGAACCCATTAATTACTCCCCAAATCAATTGTTTTGTTTTTTGTAGCTTCAAGTCTTTGACTTTCTTTTTCTAAATCAGCTACAGTATCTTGAAGTGTTCCCATCAATTCAGCCTTTTCCTCATCACTTAACAACATTGATTCATCAGACTCACCTTGTGATTTAGATATAATTCTTTGCAGTACACCAGCAAGTTTTACCAAGTGTTCATCATTACGAACAGCTGTATCCATATATTCCTTTATAATAGGTGCAACCAATACCACGTCATCTATGGTTGTTATAAATCCGTGAATTTCTGATATTAACAAATCTATTTGAACTTTACGTTTTGTTGTATTTTCGTAAATATCTTTTGTTAAATCTTGAAAGGTTTTTCCCTCAAATATTTCTTTTTCGTCTGCCATACAATCTCCTCTGAATGTACTTATTCATATATAAATATTAAATTTGTAAGAAATTGAATGAAATAAAAAACCCACAATGAAGTGGGTTTAATATTTAAAAGAATGAACCTGAACGGCTGTGTATTATTGAACCACTTTTGTGGTATATATTTTGTAACTTTTTATAGTGTTTCTTTAATACATTAACTACTGAAGTGATATGAGCAGTTTCAACATCTGTCATTTCTCTTATTAAGATATAAATAGCTTTTTTGTTAAAGTTTTCAATATCATCTCTCTGCTTCATTAAGTCAACTATAGCATATCCTATTTTTAAATCTCTATCTTTTTTAAATATTGTATTCATATTTGAATCAAAATACTCTATTATTTCGTTTGTTAATGTTTTATAATCAGATTCTGATATTGAATTTACATTTCTAGATTTATCTAATACATTTATTTCATCATGTGTTTTTAATTTTTTATAATTATTATTGTTATGAAGAATTAAATAATTTTTAGCCACAACTGAAAAATAACTAAATGCTTTTGAACCTTTTGTATGGTCATATTTATGCATGTTCATTACCATAAAAGCAACAACTTCGTGCTTTACATCTACAAATGGATCGTCAAAGTAAGTAAATTTAAAAGTATTAATTATGTTCTCAGCCAACTTATCAAATGCTGCATGTATTCGTGTTCCATAAATTATATTTTTCTCACTACTTCTTTCTGCCGCATTATATTCTATAATCGCATCTTGAACTTCTTTTCCAAAATATACTTTTCTTTTAGCTTTCTTTTTTGGCATCTTGTGTCTCCTCTTCAAATATTCCATCAAGGGATAATTGAATTTGTTTTAATTGTTCAAAGAAAAAACCAGTCTCATCATCTGATTCGTAATGCCCTTTAGCATCTACAAGTTTCATTTTCTCTGTTGAGAATTTAATCACTTGTTGAATCTGTAAAATTAATTCTTCGTATTGTGTTATTCTTCGTAAAGAGTAATACACCAATAAAGATGTAAAGATACTAATGAAGAAAAATAATATTGATAAAAACATCCACATAATTATCTCCTAATTAGCAAACAATTCATCAAATTTAGATTTGAGATTGTCTACTTGTTTTTGTTCATCTTTTGTTTTTGGAACTTTCGTGTTTATTGGTTCTTCTACTTCTATTCCCCTTTTCCATTGGTCTGATTCGATGTAAGTTGACATCATATCAGCTTGATGTAATATATGAGGCATATTAGAGCGAAGTCCAAAGTCAGGATTGTAAGACATTAAATAAGCTTTGTTAGCTTCATCATACATTCCATCTGTTAATTTAATTCCAATGTATTCCTTGTCCGTTACCTTAACACCATAGTGTTGAAGTAACCATAATGCCCTATCAGGCACTTTCATATATTGAAGAGATGGATTGTGTTTATAAATTTCATCACGATTTTTTCTATGCCAATCTGAATCTTGAGGGATATAATAATCATGTTCTAAATCTCCAACCTTACCTAAGTCGTGATGTAAAGCTGCAAACACTAACTCCTCATCTGTAAAGTTAATTTCAGCACCATTCTTTTCCCATAATTGTTTTATTTCAAGTGAGTGGCTTACAATGTGAAGAATATGTTCAACATATCCACCAGGCATCGCATTGTGAAAATGCCCTTTAGCACTCGCAGGCGCGAACATCATTCTATCTTGAAAATCATCATACATTTTTAACAAATTATCCCTTCTATCATCACCGATATGTGCGTTGATAATATCTATTAATGTATTCCAATTTTGTTGTATTTGTTCTGCTGATAATTTTTTCATTTTATTCTCCTATCCATTCATAACCATATTTGGTAAATTTAATTTCTTTGTATTTTCTTAGAGCATTTCTATAAGGACTAAATTTAATTCTTACACCCCAACCAAGATAATCCAATATATTTTTCTTGGTTACAAAACCTTTGTCTTTAATAAAGTCTTTTATTTTTAAAACACTTTCTGTTTCACTAACTGATTCTAAATTAAATACATCTTTCCAACCACCAAACCAATTAGATATTCGTTCTTCCCAAATCATATTGTCTGCTAAATCACTCGTATCGTATGTAATTGGGTTATCCAACATCTCATTGAATTTTTTTATAAAATCATTTCTATCATCATATAAGTAAGGATATGGATTTTTAGCAACGCTTGTCATTTCAGGATAACAAAGTTTGTTTGGTAATAAATAAGGAACACCAACAGAGAAACCATCGGTTGTTGAAATACTCCAAGCTGAATATGTTTGGAATGTTCCCACACCAAATTTCATAGTAGATAAGAAATCCATATACTCATCACGACTTTCACATTTAACTCTTTCATTCCACGGCCTATCAACTTGTGTTAATGTAGTATATACTTTGAAGTCTTGTCTTTGTTCCCATATTTCATCACATACTTTTACAAACCATTCCCAACCAGTATAACCAGCTCCTCTATGATTGAATACTACTGTCTTGTCTTTATAATCTTTTCTTACATTAACTCTATCAACACCAAGATAATGTGGTTGAATTATTTTTTGTAATCTATCCAATACACCTTGATTCCAATGTTTACTAGCTTCTTTGATTGTTAATTGTTTTAACCAATCACTATTCACTCCACACTCATCTTGCATTAATAAACCAGCAACACTCAAGTATAATGCTCTCGCTGGGTCATCTTTATGCATTCCACCTCTATCACCATATGGAGCATTTTGTGGAACTTCAAACCAATGAGAGTAGCCGATAAACTTTGGTGATAGATTTGAATTGTTGTTTAGACAATTTGCTATCTGTAAAGTATGTTCAGGTAGATGAGTATAAACAATATCAAAATCATTGTGTCTCCAATCAACATGCTTCATAAATTGTTTTGTGTTGAAGTGTTGTCTCATTGTATTAATATAAGTTGGTAACTCATATATTCTTTGGTCGACATTTGGAAAATCTAATGATTGAACAAATTCAGGTATTAGTAAAGTAAAATGAACTTTCCATTTTTTACTCATAAATGGTATCACATGCCTTAATACCTCAACCAAACTATCTGCTTCCAAGTTTTCTCTATATGTATAATTACCATAAAGTAATATCTTATAATCATATTGAGTACTTTTATTTTTATCTACAAAATAATCGCTTATATCTTTTATCATCTACCTACTTCTCCTAAGTATTTTTCTTTACATTCATCCCAAGTCATACCTAATATATCTGAGTAATAAAGTATCTCAGGCTTTAATCTATTCTCTGTAT